GTGCTAACTTAGGCATGGAAGTAATGCATGAGAGGAACGCACACAATTTCCCACTTGATTTAGCATGATGGAAACCCCACCTATCAAGGTATTTGAGGACTTCATATGTCCACAGTATCAGGACTATATACATAATTATTTTTTAAAGCATACACGCTACACCTATGCTACGAACGTTGATTATGGACCAAACTATGATATAGAAATAAAGAATAATAATAAGAGTGCTTTTGTTTCTTGCTCATTGAATGCATTTGAGAAAGATCGGGTTAATGGTGGGGTGCATGAAGACACAGCTGTTCTTAATTTGCTATTACCTATGATTTATTCAGGTATCAATGTCTATTCACCGGACACAGATGTAAAGCAATTGATAAGAGTCAGAACAGTTCTATATATAAAGAACCAGTATGAAGGGTGTGGGTTAGCTCACAGAGATTTGTACACACCTCACTATACTATGATATATTATGCGAATGATTCTGATGGACCTACATGTTTCTTCGATAAGAACATGGAAGTATTTAAAGAAGTACATCCTAAAAAAGGAAGAGCAGTAATCTTCCCCGGCACAGTATATCATGGAGGTCATGCACCAAAAGAACATACTGATAGGATACTATTAAATTGTAACTTTATGATATAAGGCGGCTCGTATGTCGATACAGTAGAAGCCACCTCAACATTACGTCCGTTCATCCCTTCGGGGGACGCATGAAACCACAGCATGGAACGGGGTTGTGGTACTGGAGTTTACAATGACTGTACAACTAAGGTATCGTGGTGTTGAGTACACAAAATCAAAGTAATTAACTTAACATGAAAAAACTTGCACTTGCTATAGCGACATCTTTCGCTTGCGCTCCTGCAATGGCTGGCGTTTATATTAACGCTGAGTCTAACGCATCTTATACAGGCAATGATTATACTTCCCGTACTACCGACCTGCACGTTGGCTATGAAGGTGACGTAGGTCAACTTGGATACTACATTCAAGGTGGACCAGCATTCACTGCAGCCGATGGGGCAGATGGTAGCACTGACTTTTCAGGTAAGCTCGGAGCATCCGTAGCAGCATCAGAGAAGCTAGGTGTATATGGAGAAGTTTCATTTAAAACTGATGAGACTGCTGACAATTCTTACGGCACTAAGATAGGTGCTAAATATTCATTCTAATGGCACACCAATCCACTGACGGAAGGGCGCACTTGACGTCCTTCTCACCGGACCCTGTTGATACTAGCCCTAGTGATCAACAACCTCCCGGTGTAGATAAGAAGAAAGAAGAGGTTGACTACAACTCTCTCGAAGAAGCACTTACAGGTGATTCGTAAAATTAATGAACTATGGATAGTAGTATTCTTACTGCTATCCGTTTTCCTCTATATAGAATGGTCGCATGTCCTTTATCATGCAAGGGAAGAAACACCTCAGTGTAGGACTTCTTCCTAATTGGCATCAGCCCTCCAAGGAGGATACCTTTTGCCGTCTAGACGGTGGGAAAGACCACGAAATTGATCAAACAATTACGCGTAAGAAAGATAAACATACATTTTTTATTCCATATTAATGGCACATCAAACTACCAGTGGCTCTAACACAGCCCTGTTAACGGGACCGGGTGCTGATAATGGTGTTATCACCGCAGCAGGTGGGAATACCGCAACAGCAAACCGAAGAGCCCTTTACCTGAAATTGTTTTCAGGAGAAATGTTCAAGGGATTCCAGCGTAATACAATCGCTAGAGATCTTGTAACTAAGCGTACCCTAAAGAACGGTAAATCTTTACAGTTCATCTACACGGGTCGCACCACAGCTGAGTACCATACTCCGGGAAATTCCATACTAGGTAATAGTGATGGAGCACCTCCAGTAGCAGAGAAGACCATCACTTGTGATGACCTCTTAATCTCTAGTGCTTTCGTTTATGAATTAGATGAAACACTTGCGCATTATGACCTACGTGGGGAGATTTCCAAGAAGATTGGTTATGCTCTAGCTGAAAATTATGATAGAAAGATCTTCCGCGCAATCTCTAAGGCTGCACGTAAAGCATCTCCTATCACTAAGGCTAACTACCTAGAACCGGGCGGAACACAAATCCGTGTTGGTACTGCTGCTCAACTTTCTGATGCTTATAATTCAGCAAACTTGATCAATGCATTCTATGATGCAGCGGCAGCTCTAGATGAGAAAGGAGTTAGTTCTGAAGGTCGTGTAGGTGTCTTAAACCCAAGACAATACTATGAACTTATCCAAGCGGTAGGTACTAATGGTCTTGTTAATAGAGACGTACAGGGCGGAGCATTGCAGTCAGGTAACGGCATCATTGAAATTGCAGGTATCAAAATCTTCAAGTCAATGAACATTCCTTTCTTCGGAAAGCATGGTACTATTTATGGTACAACTGCTGGTACTACAGACGCTAACGTAGCTTCTCCGGGTAATGTAGGTTCATTCGTTGGCGATGCCATGGTAGATGAGCACAACACTACTGAGAATGACTATGGTCAGGCTGCTAAGTTTGCTAATACTTGTGGACTTATCTTCCAGAAGGAAGCTGCAGGTGTTGTAGAAGCTATCGGACCACAGGTTCAGGTAACTTCTGGGGACGTTTCTGTGATTTATCAGGGTGACGTGATTTTAGGAAGGCTCGCAATGGGGGCTGACTATCTTAACCCAGCTGCTGCAGTAGAATTGTTCGCAGGAACAGCTACAGCTCCAGCCGCATTCGGGTAATATATTTTTTTAACCAACATACATGGGAGTCTTCGGGCTCCCTTTTTTTTATTTATGGCTTCCACAACTATTGATACCGATACAGAACTATCCGCAGTTAACTCAATACTGGGAGCTATCGGTCAGTCACCCATATCAGTTCTTAAAGATCCTACTACAGGGGTAGTAACAAACGAAAACCCTGAGATATCATTCATCTATAATTTACTTAGAGATTCTAATGTTGACGTACAATCGGAAGGTTGGCACTTTAATACAGAGAAACATAAAGAGTATAACCCAGACGCTAATGATCAGATAGTGATAGGCAGTGACGTTATTAAAATGGACGTTGCTGATGGATGGTCACACAGACAATATGATGTAGTAAAAAGAGATGGATTCTTATACGACAAGTATGACCATACAAATCTATGGCCAGATGTAGCTAAGTTGTATTTAGATATAACTATGCTTATTCCATTTGAATCTATACCACTAGTATTCCAGAGATACATAACATACAGAGCATCTCGTATGGCTGCAACACAACTAGTAGCTAACCCTCAACTAGTTCAATTACTTCAGCAGCAAGAGACATTAGCACGAGCTGCTGTAATGGAATATGAATGTAACCAAGGTAATCACTCTATGATGGGATTCCCTGAGGATACAGTTTATAGTACATATCAACCTTGGAGAGGATTAGTACGTTAATGGCAAGTATCACACAGACCATACCTAATTATCAGGGTGGCATATCACAACAGCCTGACCAGATGAAATTTCCGGGATAGGTAAAGAATATTATAAATGGTATACCTGATGTTACTTACGGTTTATATAAGAGACCCGGTGGTGAAAGAGCAGGTGTAACTAAATTAGCTAATAGACAAGCAGGTGGAGCATGGTTCCACTACTACAGAGATGAGGCAGAGGGATCTTATATAGGACAAGTAGCAGCTAATGGTCAAGTAAGAGTTTGGAAAGCTTCTGGAGACAATCCCGGTGCTGAACAGACTGTAACTTATGGTACTGGTGGACAGACTGCTATAACAAACTACCTAACTTCTACTAGTGGTGAGAATATACAGACTCTAACTATTAATGATACTACTTTTATTAATAACAGAATTAAAACTATTAGTACTACAGGTGCTACAGACAGCTATCAAGATGCTTACTTTGCATTTATAGAATTACTAAGAACTGAGAATGGTAGGCAGTATGCTTTAAATGTTTATAATGGAGAAACTACTACTACTATACCTAGAGCTACTAGAGTTAAAATCGCAAGTGATACATTAGATGAAGGAGCAGGTACTGCAACTTGTCCGGGTATTGTAACTCAAGTATTCAGTGTTAATGAAGGTAATGGTACTGGAGTAGGTAATGATAATGGTAAGAACTTAATCTTTAAAATCACTACACTAGGTCAGCAAGGCAGGCGTAACACTTCAGATGATACTCCAAATGGTTCTGATTATGCATGTTCATATAATAGACAGCTGACATTATTACATGGTGGAGAAGGATATG